CTGGCTGAATCCGGCGAGTACAAAACGCTGTGGGACGACGCGCAAACCACAATCTCCTCGCTAAAAGCAAGTTTGACCGAAAAAGAAGCCGAAGTCGAGCAAATTAAGCAAGGGTATTCAAAAGAACAACTGCGCTCAAATATGCTCTCCCAGTTGTCATCGGCTGGTGCGCTTGCACCGGATCAGCTGTATCGTCTAGTAGAGGATAATCTACGCAGCAAAGACGGTCAGCCTGTGGCTGTTGTCGGCGGTGTAGAGACTCCGGTGGCGGAATACGTCGCCAACCTGAAAAATCCCGGCAGCGGTTACGAGCATCATTTTGCAGCTAGTAACACTGCCGGAATGGGTGTTACGGGCAGTGCCCGCGCCACCTCCCTTCCCGGCCAATCCAACCCGTGGTTGAAAGACAGCTTTAACATCACCGAGCAAATGATGCTTCTCGCGAAGGATCCAGACAAAGCTCGAATTCTTAAAGCCGAAGCCGGGAAATAGTCCTAGTGGGACGCCTGCCGTAAACCCTTTTTTAGGAGCCCATCATGGCTGCCATCTCTGAAAACTATTCCGGCGGAACATTCCTGTCGGACCTCGTCTCACGCCCCGAATTCCTTCAGTACACCGCTGAAGGTATTTTCGAGCAATCCAAGTGGGTGCAAAGTGGCATCATCCAGCGCAACGCTGCCCTGGACGCCCGTGCAGGCGGTACTCGCGTGCGCGTGCCTTTCCACGATCCCATCAACCCAACTGAGGAACAGATCCTCAGCAACGCAACCTGGGGCACCGGTGGCGCAGGTTATCTGACTCCTCAAGGCACCTCAGCCGACGAGCAGATCATGACTCTGCTGCACCGTGGCTTCAGCTATGCCGCTGATGACCTCAGCAAACTCGGTTCCGGAGCTGACCCCCTCGCCCACGTGCGTAACCAGCTGTCTGCAGCCATCAACAAGCTTAAGACTTCCACCCTGAAGGCTCAACTGCTGGGTCTGTTCGGTGGTATTTCTGGCGCTGGCGTCCTTGGACCCAACCAGTTCGACGCTTCCATCGCTGGTACGACTGCCACCGAAGCCAACTACATCTCCGTTGGCAATGTTCTTGAAGCCAAGAACAAGCTGGGTGAGCGTGGTGAAGAGATCGACACCATCGCAATGCACTCCGCTGTTGCTTATTACCTGCAACAGATCGGAATGCTGACCTTCAGCACCTCAGCACTGTCCGCTTCCGGCGCAGTGACCTGGGGCGGTGGTGGCGTCGGCGTTGGTGACCCCCAAGTGGCTACCTTCGCCGGAATGCGTGTCGTCATCGACGACCAGCTGAGCTACCTGACCGGCGGTACTGCAACCCACGTGGTGAAGTACCCCGTCTACATGTTCAAGTCTGGTGTTGTCTCCGAGGGCATCCAACAGGATCTGCGCCTCGCCGCCGACCGCAACATCCTGTCCATGCAGGACGTGCTGGCTGTGGATTACCACTACGGCTACCACATCACCGGCACCAAGTGGGCCGCTGCTGGCGACAACCCCACCAACGCCGCAACCTCCGGCAACCTGGCTAACACCAGCAGCTGGAACCTTGTGTTCGCGACCACCAAGATGGTGCCCATCGTGCGCCTGCTGGTCAACACCCCCTTTGACACCACCGCTTACGCCTGATAAGCTCAGTTTGGTCTTGGATTGCGAGCCCCCGAAAGGGGGCTTTTTATTGCCTCAAGCGAGGCCCAGACGAATTTTTTCCTGCCGGTCAAACACCTCTTCACTACGCACGGTCATCTTGTAAGACCGCAGCACCACCTGATTCGCAACGACATAGCTGACCTTCAGGTCACTTGCAATCTCTGGAACGGTTTTACCTTTCGTACGCAGCTTCTGAATTTCCTTGACGACGTCAGCAAATTTACGTGGCTTTTCCGCCTTCGGCTCTTCCACTTTCTTTACGCTAGTACCAGAGAATTCGCTTTTACGGACCGGCATGGATTTGATAAGGCTTTTCATTACCAAGGATAATACAAAAAGATTTATCGACATTCCTGCTCACGAAGTAAGCGAAACACAGGCACAAATCGAACTAAACGGTGGCACGGTTTACCACGCTTGCGTCCTACCTAAACCAGCACGACGTACCAGAGCTAAACTCAGAAAAAGGTGGTATTAAACCGTGGCCGCAACAATCGACGCCACTCTCCAAGGAGCATCAGCCAACAGCTATGTGACGTTGGCGGATGCAAACGCATATTTTGAGACAACACCTGACGATTCGACGTGGGTAAATAAAACAGACGATCAAAAGAACCGTGCGCTTATTTCCGCGACTCGTTTTATTGACGATTTTGAGTTTTACGGGGACCGCTGCACTACCACCCAAGCACTCAAATGGCCCCGCAAGGAATACAAAGTTGACGGCGTCGAACTCGCCTGCACATTTATCCCTGACGAAGTAAAGGTCGGCACTTTTGAACTGGCACGTGCGCTCGCCAATAACCCCACGGCTTTGACGGGGAGCAAAGGCACTGACGGCACCTACGAAGAGGTCAAACTAGGCGACCTTGAAGTCAAGTACAACACCACGTCACAAAACCCCGGCATGGTGAACACCATTCTCGACGTATTTCCTTGGGTCGCCACATACATCGGTCCTTACACGAAATCCGGTGCTGCCAACCACGCAATAAGACTGGAGCGAAATTGATATGGCGTTACTCGACGACGTATTTGGCAGCATCCCAGCACAGCTAATGGCTGACTGGGGCAGCGACATCACCTACGTCAAAACCAGCACACCCCGCAATTACAACCCCACCACTGGGGCGGTCAACGGTGCCGACGTTGAAGTCACCGTCCGGGCTGTAATCAGCAGCATCTCCTCACGCGAACAGGAAGGTCTGTACCAAACCACCGACCTTTCTGTGTTGGTTGGCAACGAAGAGCTTGGAACGTACTTTCCAACAGAAGCCGATCGAATTCGCTATCCCCAAGCAGGCGTCACCCGCGAAGCCAAGATCATCAGAGTCAAAAGTTATCGGGGCGACACCCCCTTGTTCCACCAACTCATTGTGAGGCCGCAGTAATGGCAAAGGATCTTGGGGCACTTGCAATCGCAATCGACGCTTTTGTAAACGGAATCCTGTCAACCGACATTCGCGAAGCAGCGGAGCAGATTGTTGATGACCTTCAACAAGCAGGCCCCAGCTGGACTGGTCAATTTTCAAACTCCTGGGTGATTCAGACGTCAGGTGGAACGCGAGCAGGTGGCACTGGTGCGTCAGGCGAGCCCCAACGTGTAAACGGCCCACTTTTGACTGGCGCAGAACTCTTCCGTAAGCCAGAAGTCAAGTACACGATCTATAACATTGCACAACACGCTGACGTTGCGATTGACCGCGCAGAGGACAACTTTTACAGAGTCACAAAAACACCGCAGACTGCACTGGGACGCCGCAAATGGGAAATTACAAACCCTCCTTCAGGCCGAGGCACGCCGTTTCTGAGGGGAAATTTGGCCGGTTCAACTGGACGAGTTGATACAGGTGGTGCATCGCGGACTGCCCCATTGAACTGGTATCAGACGTACATCAACGGTGGGAAAATTGACCGCACAATTAAAGTGAGAATGGACAGTGCGTTCCGTCAGTTCCCTAAATGAACTACCAAGCAATCCGCGCTGCTGTCGAAGGTCCAATCTTGACCGCTTTTAACGACCTCACACCTGAGGTGCCTGTTTACTTTGACAACATCACCGCCGTCCCACCCAACACAACAACGGAGTATGTCCGCGTCAACGTCACGTTCGGCCTGACAACAGAACCGACGTTGACAACAAGCCTCGACAGCGTGCGTGGATCGATTGTCGTTCGTATTTACACAGAGAAGGGACGGGGACCAGCCCGCAACCAAGAGCTGATTGGTACAGCAGTAACCACGCTCAAGACTATCCAAGACACCGGAAAAACTACATCAGGCGTCTTCTTTAGTATTGGACAAATAGACGGCCCATTCTTCTCGACGACAGAAGCTTCACCACACTTTGTCGGTCAAATTGAGACGGGCTATGTAGCAACAGACCTGTCATAAATAAGAGCTAACCTATAACTAACCGGGCTGTGCCCGTGTACACCCGTCCTGACAGGTATTAACCATGTCTACCGTTCTTTCGGGCACTTCCGGTGCTCTGTACTATTCCCCCGCTGGTACGTCAGTTACCACGCTTGCCGCCACCGCGTTTCCCTCCACCGGTTCTGACATTCAAGTCGGAACTTACCTGGGTTTCCGTGTCAACGATCCTGTGACACTCGCCTACCCCGGAGGCGCAACCACCACTGGCGCGATTGCTGCAGGTGATTACTTCGTCCTCACCTATGCCGAAGCCACTGGCGTCATGACAGTCAGCTCCACCGTGGGCGGTTCTGCTGAAACTGCAAGTTCACAGCCCTCTGGGTTCGGCAGCGACTTCGCCAGCATCGAGTACACCGCACCGGAAGCCGTTGGGTCGGTTAGAGAATGGAGCTTTGAGATCACACGTTCTGAGATCGATGTCACCACGATTGGTCAAACCACTGGGGGAACCGTACCTTTCCGTGCCTACATCTCTAGCTTTGCTGACGGTTCTGGTTCGGCAACGGTCTACACCACCGACGATGACAGTAATATCTCCAGCCGTCTGATCGAAGACGTTATCGAGACGTCTCAGTCTGGTGCGACGATGAAGCTCTACATCGATCGCGTGTTGGTCAGTGGCACCGTGAACGACACCCAAAGCCGTTCCATCGAAGTTCCCGTCGTGCTGACTTCTGCCAGCCTGTCGGTCAACCCCGACGATGGTCAAAGTGTTGAGATCGCGTTCCGTCCCAGCGCTGCACCCACCTTCGACCTCAGCAAGTCCTGATAAGATTGCTACTGAACAGCAGAGCGGCCCCGTTTCGACGGGGCTTTTTTTATTGTAAATCGCTACAGTAACGACAAACACAAGCAATTTAATGCCTGCCGCCCTTCGCGCTATTGACCGTCTCCGCAAAGCCGCGAATCTGGAGCCCATCCGTAAAGAAGTTGAGCTTTCAGATGGCACCACATTTGAGTTGTGGATGACTCCGCTGACCATGGCAGAGCGCGAGCGTGCGCAACGCCTCGCAAAGTCCGACGACGCTGGTGCGTTTGCTCTGCAGCTTCTGATTGCCAAAGCACTCGACGAGAACGGCAAGAAGCTGTTCGCCCCTGGAGAGGTGGACATCTTGAAGAACGACGTTAAGGATAAAGACCTGCAGACGTTAATGCTCGCCATCCTGACCGACGAAGACGAGAGTGAAGTTGACATGAAAAGCTCTGCAGAGTGAGATTAAGCGGGATCCCTCTCTGCAGTTTCAATTTTTTCTGGCCCTCGAACTGAAGATGACGCTTAGCGAACTTCAGTCACGTATGACAGAGGATGAACTCATGGGCTGGAACGCTTACTACGCGCTTCGTGCTGAGGAGCAGGAAAAGGCGCACCGTGAAGCAAAACGCCGCCGCTAAACTTAGGGATATTGACGAGCGCAGGTCGTGACTTATAGAGCTGATATTCAAATCGGCGTCAAAGGCGCTAAACAGCTAGAGGATTTTAAGAAAAAGGTAGAAGAGCTGTCTAAAAAAATTGATAGAGTAAATAAACAAGAAATTCACGGTACAAAACAAGTAACAAGCATTAACGAATTTAATGCGGCACTTACAAAATCTATTGAAAACTTAAATAAAACACGTATGAGTTTAGATGCAGCGGGGAAAGCTACTGGAAACTACAAAAAGGCTATTGATCAATACGTTACAGCTCTAGGTAGATCAAACGAACGCCAAGCCCAGCAAAACAATCTTATACAAGAGGAAATCCGGCTGAGGCAGCAGGCTGCACGGGTAGCGAAGCTTCAAGCAGCAGGTATTAAGGAAGTTACTCAGTACGCGGGTCCTATTGGTCCTGGACCTGCGTCACCTACAGCACTTTCATCACCACTACCCCCAAGATCTAGGTTTTTTGGTGGTAAGCAATACTCCGGTCCTATTGGTCCTGGGCCTGTATCAGCTACAGCACTTTCATCACCACTACCCGCAAGATCTAGATTTTTCGGTGGTAAGCAATACTCCGGTCCTATTGGTCCTGGACCTGTATCACCCACGGCACTGTCATCACCGTTACCCGCTTTTATCGGCCCACGTCAAGCTACATCTTCGCAGCAGCAGGCTGCTATTACGCAGGCAGCGAAGGAAATGAAGGATGTTTACGCATCCCTAGACAAAATACAAGAGAAACGACTTCGGCAACTTGCTGATGAGTCGCAGTTTTTGGGTGGTACTAGGACAAAGCTTCACGATATTAAAAAACTAACTGAAAAAATCGGCAAAGGCACACCTATAGCACCAAAGCGGATATTAGGTGAAACGCAGTTTGATAGGCCTATAGGGCCAGAAACAGCACAAAGAGCAGGATTGAAAAAAGGGCTCAGCCAGTTTGCGGACTTTGGTTTGGGCGCTGGCTTCCCGCTGTTGTTTGGCGGTGGTGCGGGTCAAGTTGCTGGCGGCGGCATCGGTACTGCACTCGGTAAATCACTGGGTCTTGCGTCCCAAGCTGTTTTCGGTTTGCAGATTGCCTTCTCTGCTGTTGGCGATCAAATCGAGCAAGCAATCCGTCGCATCGTCGAGATGCAGGGTGCGATTAAAAGCCTCGACATGGATCGCCTTGCGAAGAGCACGCTTTACGTCGATCAAAATCTTCGCGGTGCCGTAGACAGCCTTGTGAAGGCTGCTCAATACGCCGACGCCTACGCATTGGCTACCGCAGAGGCTGCAATGCAGACTGGACTTATCGGCAGTCAACAAGAGAACATCGCTGGAACGGCTAACTACTTAGGTAATGCCTGGAACCGTCTAGTTACCTCCGGCTCCGCATTTCTTTCGATTGTGGGCTCACCGCTTGCAGCCGCTTTAGGTGGCGTCGTTGATCTCATCGGTCTTTCAGTGAAGGGGATCAATATGCTGCTCTCCGGTTTTGGTGAGTTAATCACCCGAATTCCTGGTGTGAACCAGGGGTTAGACCTTATTAAGGAGGCTAATTATCAGATAACAGAAGAACAGGCAAAACAGCTCGCGCAGGCAGACCAACGAACAGGTTCACTTCTCAGGGAAGCAGCACTGGACCAACAGATTTTAGATCTTGAAAAACAGCGTGTGGGCGTTGTTGATTCTTCTATCCCTGGAGCGCAGCTTCGCGCTGATTTAAAAGATGCAGAGATTGATCTAGGGATAAAGAACTTACAGATTGAGGACGACCTGATTAGTAAGAAAGAAGATATAAACAAAAAGTATGCTGGTTTAATGAAATTAAGAGGTAATGATCTGAAGACGGCTAAAAGCTTGCGGGGTATAGAACTTAGTCTGGCTGAAGGTACAGCTAGACGTCGAAAAGAAGAAGCTCAAGTAAACAACGAACGAGCAGTAGGCAAGGCTGAGTTAGCCGAACAAAATAGGCTTAAGGACGAAGCAATTAAACGGCAAAAGAAAATCCAAAAAATAAACGAGCAAATCAATGAAACTCACCAAGAACGAATCAAGTTAATGGAACAGGCGGCACGCAGTCAAATAGAAACATTGACAAACGCTTTGTCACTTGCAGAGGCACGTAACACCACCGAAAAACAACTTCTAAGCAATCAAATTAAGCAAGCTGAAATCCTAGGAAATACCAGTAAAGTTTATAGGCTGAAGAATGAGCTTGCCAAACTCGATTACAATATTTCAGTTCAAAGAATCAATACAGAAGTTCGTAAACTTCAAATCGCTAAACAAGTAGCCGAAGCCAAGCGATCCGAGCTGCAAGTCGCCTTGGCGCTTGTAGATGCAGAAAGTGAACAAGCAAAGAAATTAAGGCATGCCCTTGAATTGCAAGCTCAAGTCGTCAATCAAGCAAGAGTAAATCTAAGTGTCGGCAGGGAAATTGCGAAGGAGCAACTTAAAAATGCCCAAGCCATTAAAGAAGGCGCAATAGAAGCAAATAGACTTGCAAACCATATGGAACGAACGAATCAAAATATTGCAAATGCACGAAATAATGCGAGGGGACTAAAAGCTGAGCTTGCATCCGCATCAAGCAATGCGGACGGAGTTAGTAGTTCAATGAGAAGTACTGGATCAAGCACCATAACAGTTAGTACTGGGCTGTATGGCATAACTAGAGAGCTTGAAAAACAAAAAGAAATAAGGGAAAGCGGTTTGTCCGCAGAGGCTTATGAGATGAGAGAGCTAATCAAAAAATATGATTACGACATTAGGTATAAAGCACTGAGAAACGAACACGGACGAATAATGAACATTGGTATGATCAACATGCTTAGAAAAGGAAGGGCCCTTGCAGATGAGAGACTTAAGGAATTAATTCAAGAAAGTTTGACGCGAGAAAATGTTGAAGCCGCAATACGAAGTGAAAAGCAAGTATTTTCTGGAATGAATATAAGCCGTGCTGCACAAAGAGTTGGTATGCAAAGTTATTCAACCTCTCAAAGCCAAGAGGGAGAAAGACAATTTGCCTTCAAATATGCTTCAGGCGGATACGTTTCCTCACCAACTAACGCTTTGGTTGGCGAAGGCGGCAGCGAATATCTCATTCCAAGTTCAAAAATGGCTGCTGCGATGGAACGTTATGCAGCCGGTAAGCGCGGCAACGAAGTCGTGCCGAACGGCAACGACACACAGGTGAACGTCAGCACCGGTCCTGTGATGCAAATGAACGGTCAAAATTATGTCACGCAATCTGATTTTGAGAAAGGCTTGCGGTCTACCGTGAATCAAGTGATGACCACACTTCGTCGTTCACCTAACACTCGTGCTGCTGTAGGTATCTGATGGCTACTGGAATCGCCACATTTTTGCGGGTCTATACCGGCATTACAGACATCGTTAAGTATCAAAATTACGAAGTCAGTACGACGATTGATGGACACAGCTACCTTCCTTTTGACACAGGTTCTATCACGTTCAGTGCTGCAGGCGATCAAAACTCAATGCGGGTGCGATTCCCTTACACCAGCACATTGCGTGAACGGGTTGAGCAGATCATTACTTATGCGTGGCTCGTAGAAATTGAAATCTACAAGTTCACGCCTGATGCAACTGGCAGCATTCCAACGACAAAGACATTAGCGACAAAATTTATAGGCCAAGGTATTTCAGGAAGTTTGGGCCTTGGTGCGATTACACTTGAGCTAGGTAGTAGTCTTTCGCCAATCGGCGCACAGATTCCGCCTGCTATTGCTACAACAACGTTGATTGGTGAGCCCTGCAAGGTATGAGCTATTCATCACTGCCGTCAGGCTCTGATCAACTGCAGTTCAAGCCGCAAGCTGTATTCAGTCAGACGGCTTTCAATGAAGCTGGCAAGCTGTCGCGCATCAATGGTTTGCTGCAGCCCAGTGGAAGCGGTTTAACACCACTCGCAACTGGCGAATCTATACCACTTGTTTTTTGCAAACGAACAGCAGATCCCACAGGCGGTGTATTTCTGAGCCCAAGGGCTGCCAAGCTGAAATTTGTTGAGCAAGGTGGCGCCACTGGCGATGATGCTTTTTTTACAGACACGCAAGTGTTGCTGCCGATGGATGGCACCAACGGAAGCACAACAGTCAACGATCTGAGCGAGTTTGATTATACAATCACAGTTAATGGAAGCGGGCAATTATCAACAGCAGACAAAAAATTTGGCACGGCAAGTTATTTGGCGGCAGCAACAAATGGTGCAGACAGCTTTAGTATTCCAGGATCAGCAACAATTCTTACTGATAAGTGGACTATTGAATTTTTTGTCAAAATTACGTCAGGCCACGGCAACTTTCAATACATATTTTACAGAAGAGAGTCCGGTTCCAACAGCTTTGACTTGTCTTATAGCAATAACAATGGCTTTTTGCGACTTCGCAGGGACGGCAGTTCAAACATATCTAGCACCAACAATAGTTTTTCTTTAAATACTTGGTATCACGTAGCAGTTGTTAATGACGGCGTAAGCGTCAAGCTTTATCAGGACGGTGTACAACAGGGCAACGCGGTTGATGCTTACACAGCTGGTGATGGAACTTGGGATGATATACACTTTGGTGGACGCGATTCTACCGGTTCTAACAATGGCCTTGGAGGATACATTGATGAACTAAGAATCACTGACGGCGTTGCACGATATTTAAAGAATTTCACACCACCAACTAGCGCATTTCCAACACAAGGCGTTGGTGGTGGCGGACTGCCTGGAATTGAAAGAAATTACTGGTTAGTTCCAACATCAGGCCAACTTGATAACCCAAGCTTGACTCTTTTCTATGGGGACAAGATCTTGGGCTCTGGCACGTTGTATTACAACACCGCTTGCCCGTTCACCCCAGTCACGACAGTCACAAATGAAACATACGTTGAGACATTCCCGACAAGTGTTGGTGACACTAACGGCACCTTTGCGAATCTGAGCTGCATTGATTACAGCTACAACGACAACACTGCGACACTGACACAGGCGCACGTCTACACAGATAAGGGCGTTGAGGTCACGCTGCTTTCAAGTATTGGAACAGGCGCAAGCAATCTGTTTTCAGACTTGATGAATTATTTGCTACAGGAAACTGTGCGCGTACCTGCAGACCTAATTGACACAACAGGACTAGGCACTGTCGGCCTTTTTCTGGAAAATTACAACCTATTTTTTGATGGTGCGATCCAAGCGTCAACAAATCTCAGGGAATTTTTGGAGAATGGCAGCCTTTATTTCTTGGTGTATGTAACACAAAATCAAGGCAAATGGGGTTTGACGCCAAGGCTGCCTGTCAATGGATCCAATCAACTCGACAGCAGCGCCATCACACCAAGCAAGACATTCACCGGTACGGACATTATTGCAGACACGTTTGAACGACTGGAACGCAATGTTTCTGAGACTTTGCCATTTACGGCAGTGATGTCATACCGCAATGAACCTGGTAACGGGCCAAGTGAAGTCAAGAGTGTTGAAGTGGCCTATACGGGTGAAGCTGGAAACGGTCCATTTGAACGGTATGACTTAACAGACTTTTGCACGCGTTCTGATCATGCGGAACTGATCGGTAAATACATCATCGCCATGCGGCGGTGGAGCACACACACTGTAAGGTTTTCATCAACGCAAGAGTCAGGTGATCTGAATGTTGGCGATATTTTCCGCGTTGACTTTGATGTTGAGTCAACTCTTGGCGGAACTGATCAGTACGACGAGATGTACCAGGTCATTTCGATCGAAGAATCACAGCAAGGCTTGGTGGTCATTGAAGGGCAGCATTTCCCGTTGATGCCTGATGGCAGCAGCCGAATTGTTGACCAAATAACCAACAACTTTGTGCGTCCTGTTCAACCGTTGATCAAGCAATTCACGGTCGCTGTTGATGATTCAACGCCTGCAAACGGTCAAACAGTTACCTTCACCCCGACGATTGATTCAGATCTCACTGACTTGTCTTATCAGTGGACAACACCGACAGGTTCTACGCCTGGGCAAAGCGTAACAACCGAAATTCTATCATTCACCTACAACTCATTAACAGATGAAGGCCAATACACCCTGACTGTTAGCAGTCCATCAGCATTGGATTCACCACAATCGGCAAGCGATTTTATTGGGACGGGAATCGACAATGTACAGGTCGTGCCTAGCACTCAAAACTATGCAGAAACGCAAGTCATCACGTTGACTGCAAGTTATAACGGCAATGCGACTGATGTTACATGGAGTTGGGCTGGTCCTTCTGGAACAAATGCACCCGTGGCGACTGAAACCAGCAACATTCTTACTTGGACTGCAGGTGGTAGTGAAGACGCGGGTGTTTATACCGTCACGGCAACTTCTGTAACGTCATTTGATTCACCACAGCAAGCACAATCAACGCTGACTTATGACCCATACATTGTTGCAACAGGTGGCACCGTCACAACAGATGGCGACTACAGAATCCACACATTTACCGAGAATGATGAACTTGCTGTTACTTACGCACCGCCTGCAGGACGGCTTGAGTATTTGATTTGCGGTTCAGGTGGTGGCGCTAGTTCAAACACCGGCTACGGCGGTGGCGGCGGCGGCGGTGTTTTAATCGGAAACACAACACCTACAGCACAAACATACCCAGTCACTGTTGGTGTTGCTAGAGGTTGGAAAGCTACAGCTACAGGTTCACACCATTCTTCAGCGTTTGGATTAACCGCTTTGGCAGGTGGTCACGGTGGATTTTTATCAAACCCAAGCAAAATGGATGGCGGTTGCGGTGGTGGGGAAGGTCCGCAAATACCGAATATTGGCACTGGATCGCAAGGTGGTGACGGTGGTGCCGGTCAAGACAATAGTTCGGGAACTGCCGGGGGTGGCGGCGGTGGAGCCAGTGGTGCGGATGGAAGCAGTGGTTTAGCAACTAGCGGCACGTCATACGGTGGTGACGGTGGCGAAGGTCTGACTAGTTCTATTTCTGGAACGTCCTATGTCTACGGCTCCGGTGGTGGTGGTTCATTGATTGGCACTTATCCGGTAGTGGGACAGGTTTCAGATGGCGGTACTGGCGCAGGTCAAGGCGGTTTTATTAGCACAAGTAGTGCAGGCGGTTTTATTTACAACGCTGGCACAGCAGCGACAAATTACGGTGCTGGTCAGTCTGCCTACAACGGCACAACAAGTGATGGAATGCCGGGGATCGTGATCATGCGTTATCAGTATCAAGGAGTCGTTGTCCCCGTCATTGGCAACCTTACTTTGAACGCAAACAGCACTGATTTCCAAACAGGTAGCACAGTTACTTTGACAGCATCTTTCGACGGCAATATCAATGATCCGGTTTATGCATGGTCTGGCCCTTCTGGAACCACTGCACCTGTCTCAACGGAAACGAGTAACGTACTGACCTGGACTGCTGCAGGAACTCAAGATTCCGGCGATTACACCGTCACCGTTACATCAGCAACTGCAGGTGATTCACCCCAGCAGGCAACTGTCACTATTGCTTACAACATTTACATCTCAGCAACAGGCGGAACAATTACAACTGACGGCAACTTCAAGATTCATACCTTTACTTCATCTGATACTTTTGCTATCTCATGGAACCCCAACAGCACATCGCTTGAATACTTGATCTGCGCTGGTGGTGGTGGTGGTGCTTCAAGTTTTACAGGTGGTGGCGGTGGAGGCGGCGGTGTTCTTACCGGAACAACTACGCAAAGTGTTGGGTCTTACCCACTGACAGTGGGCAATGGCGGCGGTAGCAGCAATCCTGGTGAAGATAGTTCTATTTTTAACTTGACTGCTGAAGGTGGTGGTCAAGGTGGATCGTATTCAGGTTCCAATACTGATGGCGGTTGCGGTGGTGGTGGCGGTGGATTTAATGGTGCGGGCGGAAATGGTTCTCAAGGCGGTGATGGTGGAGACAGTCATGCGTACACAACTGCTGACGGCGCCGGTGGCGGTGGTGGCGGTGCAAGCGGCGCAAACGGCAGCAATGCCACTGGTTCAACTTCAACTTACTCAAACCGTTCTGGCGGCAACGGTGGCGCAGGTCTTCAAAGTTCAATTACAGGCACTGCAACTTATTACGGTTCAGGTGGTGGCGGTGGCGCTGAAAGTGGCTATCCATACACCGCATCAGGCGGAACTAGCAGCACTGGTGGTGGACAAGGTGGATATGAATACTCAACAACTGGCCCAGGCGTACCAGCTCAATATGTCCGTGGGGGTGTTGTCCCACCAACCGTTTATGGCGGCGGTGGTGGTAGCGGTTACGTAACCTCAACTGCTGACAGAGCAGGAAATTCTGGTGTTGTAATCATCCGCTATCGGTACCAGTAGAATTAAGACATGGCTTCTTTTCCTGCTCTAAGACCAAGCGGCAGATCTTGGACACCTGGTGCGTTGTCGCAATCGTCATTCACGCACGTAGGCGGCAATGAAGTACGTATTTTGCTGAACAGCACGCGTACTGGTGATGTGCTGAGGTTGTCCTATGAAAATTTGCAAGAGACTGATGCAAATTTGATCATCAGTCATTATGTAGGCCAGCGCACAACGTTTGATGCGTTTGATCTGTCTACTGATGTTTATGCAGGCATTTCAAATTATTCAGCAATCACTGTTTCTGGAAACAAATGGAGATACACAAAAGCACCTCAAGTACAGTATCTATCCCCCGATGTCCAGTCAGTATCTGTTGAACTGATCCAAGTGCTACCGTGACAAAATCATGAGTTATTACGCAACTGGGTTATCTGGATCACTGACTGTTGACAGCATTGAGCTGCTCAAGATTCGTGAATGGAGCCTTAATGCTTCTGCAGAAGCATTGCCGACGACAAAGCTTGATGACAACGCGCCAACATATCGCTATGGCCGTCAATCTTATTCAGGAGGGTGCACAGCCTATTACTACCTAAATGATTTTTACGGTGCCAAAACGCTTGAAGCCGCAAGCCTGCTGCAAGATATTCTCAGGACTAATGCCATCCCAACCAACAATAATGTGGAGCTTAAGCTAACGGTTTGCGAAGGCAAGTCTTTCACTTGCAGTGCTTTGATCACAAGTGCTGAACTAGGCTCTGCAGCTGGCGCAGTCACGACAATTAGCTTAGGGTTTCAAGTAACTGGAAACCTTGCTGAAGTGTCAGGAGCAAGCTAATGAGTGTTTATTTAGGGTTATCAGGGCTGATCAAGCTTAAGCGCAATTTTGACTATTCAGTCACTGAAACCATCACATCAGCCAAGGTAGATACCACAGCAGACCGCTTAACACTCGCCAGTGCAAACACAGCATTTTGCACTGGCGATTACGTCCAGTTGACGCGATCAGGCGGGAACCTTGATTTTCTGACCGGAGCTGGAACGCAAGAATCGTACTACGTCAATGTTGATGCTGTTGGCGGCTTGCGATTTTTTACGTCTTGGCAAGCATCTATCAACAATGATGCTGGTACAGCCGTTGCATTGTTAACACCTGGATCGACCTATGACATCACAATGCAGTCACTTGAACAGGCGCAGCGTCTTGTTGGTGACGTTACGAGCTATGAACTCTCAACTAGCCGTGATGCGATTGATGTCGCAAGCCTTGGTGAGGAATTTCAAAGCAGCGTTGCAGGTTTAATCAGCGGTAGCGGCACTATCAGTTGTCTTTGGAACTGGGGCGTAGAGGGCAGCAATGAAGAACAAGCCAACTATTTCCATCAGCTAATTTTGCAGCAAAAAACAGGAAGCAGTTTCACGGCTGATCTGTACCTGAAACCTGCAGCATCAAACCCAAGCGGTGCAGTGGATGAAGGCAAAGAACTGTACTACACCTTTGACGGTCAGATCAGCGGCGTATCGTTTGCCTTTGACGCACAAGACGCTGTTCGTTCACAAATTAGCTTTGTGACGCTAGGCGAGATTAAGCTGCGCTTTGACGATCCGACTTGATTGCTGCGCTGAAATTACTGTTGTGTCAGGACCGATAGAATAGTTTTAAGGAGGATACACCATGGCCGTCCGACCTGGAACATACAACATACTTCTGCAGCGTCGGGCAGACTACGACGTGCAGCTTGTGTTCACCGACAGCAATGATGCGGCAATCGACTTGACTGGCTGGACCGTCACTGCACAAGCTTGGAATAAGGCACGCACCACCAAGTCCGCAGATTTTGGCATCACCTATACAAATCGGGCAGGCGGTGTTGTCAACATTAGTTTGACTGACACGCAAACAACGACATTTCCCGATGAACTGTATTACGACGTTTTGCTAGAAGACACATCAGGTCTAAAAGAGTATTACTTAGAAGGCGTTATCTACGTTTCTGAGGGGTACACAGCATGACTCAAGTCAACATTACAACGACGAAAAACACTGTCTCTGTAACAGACGATCCAACGACGGTTGTCACCGTCAGCACTGTAGGTCCGCAGGGTCCACAGGGTGAATCTGGGTCTGGATTTACACTCGATTCAACAGCTAAAGTAGACAAGAGCGTCATCTATTACGACTCGGCTTCTGGCGAGTTCAAAGCAGACGCAACGTGGACAATCGACACGATCGTACTCGGAGGCAATTTTTAAGCCATGGCTAACACCATCCGCCTGAAGAAACGTGCATCTGGTGGTGCGTCTGGCGCTCCGAGCAGCTTGGCTCCTTCTGAACCGGCATATTCAGAAGTTGACAATATCCTTTATTACGGATTTGGCGACGCTGGTGGTGGTGCTGCCAGTTCCGTCATTGCGATTGCAGGATCTGGAGCATACTGCACGCTTAGCGGCAACCAAACTCTTTCAGGCAACAAGACTTTTACTGGCACAGTTGACCTGAGCGGTGCAACGCTTTCAGGTAACACAACTTTCAGCAATAACCTGACGATTACAGGTGATCTCACCGTTCAGGGCACGACTACAACGATTGACTCAACGACAATCGATGTTGCCGACAAAAACATCACGCTGGGCAATGTCACCACTCCAACCGACACGACTGCGGACGGTGGTGGCATTAGTCTCAAAGGTGCAACCGACAAGCTGTTTCGGTGGCTGAGTGCAACTGACAGCTGGACAGCAAGTGAGCACATTGACCTTGCATCTGGCAAAGAATTCAAGATTGCTGGGACTTCAGTTCTTAGCGGTAGCACTCTTGGTTCTGGTGTTACTTCTTCCAGCCTGACTTCTGTTGGCACCATCGCCACAGGTACTTGGAACGGCGACACTATCGGTCGTGCTTATGGTGGCACCGGTTTAACTGCTGCACCTGCGAACGGTCAGTTGTTGATTGGCAACGGCACTAGTTACACGCTTTCAACACTGACGGCTGGCAGCAATGTCACCATCACTGAAGGCAGCGGAACAATTACGATTGCTTCTAGTGGCGGCGCAAGTGTCGCTGCTGGCGATGGCATCGATGTTAACGGTTCCACGGTCAGCGTTGACCTAAAAGCCGATGGCGGTTTGGTTATTGAGTCAACTGAACTTGCAGTTGACCTTGGGGCGTCTTCAATCACTGGAACGCTTGCTGTTGCAGACGGCGGAACTGGCTCAACGTCTGCATCAGACGCCAGAACGGCATTAGGTGTAGCAATCGGCAGTGATGTTCAGGCTTATGACGCTGATCTAGGCATTTTGTCTGGGATGCAGACAGGCGGTGCAACCGCACTTGCTGCGTTGACCTCTACTGAGATTGCAATTCTCGACGGAGCGACAGTCACTACCAGTGAACTGAACATTATTGATGGTGGAACGTCAGCAACATCAACCACGCTTGCAGCTGCTGACCGCATGGTCATCAACGATGCCGGAACGATGGTTCAAGTTGCGTTAAGTGATCTTGTGACCTTCCTGGAAGACGGAACTGCGAGTAGCTTTGAGCTTGACGGTGGCACGTTCTGATGGCAAACACAATTAAGCAAAAGCGCGGCACCTCTGACCCTGGTGCTTCTGATCTTGTTGTAGGCGAACTCGCCATCAACACCACTGACGGTGGTGTCTTCACTAAGACTGATGGTGGAACGGTTGTTGAAGTTGGATCAGGTGGTGGAGGCGGTGGGGCGTCTGCCATTGATGATCTTTCTGATGCCGTTACTTATGACAGTGGTTTAAGCATCGGCTTAGGCACTGGTGCGCTAGTCAGTGATGATGGCACTGATAATAACAACACAGCACTTGGTTATCAGGCTCTTAATGCAACAACTTCGGGGGCAGGAAACGTTGGTGTCGGTTATCAAACCCTAAAGGCAAATACTACTGGAATCGCAAATGTTGCGGTAGGAAACCAAGCATTAACGGCGAATACTACCGGCAATCGAAATGTTGCTTTGGGCGATGGTGCCTTAGTGTCTTGCACTACAGGTGGTCTGAACTTTGCGGTTGGTGAGGCTGCCGGACAAAGCCTTACAACAGGCACCGGCAACTTCTTCATGGGAAGACTTGCGGGTCGAAACATTACTGCTTCAGGCAATAATGTGTGCATTGGTTCTCAATCCGGTGATGGAATTAGCGGCGCCTTTTCTAACTACAACGTTGCCGTCGGCTCTGACGCACTTTCGGCATCGTTAACAACGGGTTTAAGCACAGCAGTTGGCGGTTCTGCTCTCGTTAATAGCACTGGTCAAAGTAATACTGGCATTGGCTACAACGCAGGTAATACAACCACTTCCGGCACAAACGTAACTTGCATTGGTTATGACGCCGAGGCCAGTTCCGCAACAGCTTCAAACGAAATAACCCTCGGAGACGCGAACATTGCAACTCTTCGGTGTAACACTCAAACGATTAGCAGCCTGTCGGACGCACGCGACAAAACTGATGTTCAAGAGCTGCCAGAGGGTTTGGACTTCATTAGCAAGCTCAATCCTGTCAAGTTCCAATGGCAGACCCGTGACGGCAACGGCAAAGATGGAACGTATGAGGCTGGCTTTATTGCACAAGAGTTGCAATCTGCACAACAGGACGCTGATGCTCATTACTTGGGTCTGGTGATGGATTCAAACCCTGATCGACTTGAGGCTTCATACGGAAAGCTTGTTCCGATGCTTGTCAAAGCTATTCAGGAGCTAAAGTCCGAAGTGGAACAGCTTAAAGCAAATGCCAACAGCTGAGCAGATCTCGAAGCACTACTCTGCGTGCTTGGACAGCGTGGATCTAATCAACGCTTTGATGGCTCAAGACAGCCGCACCACTGAAGAGCAGGACACGGTCGACCGCAACGTTGATCATCTAGAAATCATGGTTGCCAAGGATTTTTGGACAACCGAGGACATGACCCCTCTCAACAACGCAATTACGGCTGGATCTTGATGCAACGCCCAGATCCGATGATCGCCGCTAAACCTACAGACAGCAACTGCGCGACATTACAGCGCAAGAAGGTTTTCCCTTCACAGTGACTTGGCCTGCTGAACCGTAAACAAAAACTTTCTGACAATGGCTGTTAAATCACGCACTGTTCTTGGCAAAGAGTTCATCAAAGGCAAACCTAAAAAAAGTCGTCAAGGTGAAGGTAGAAATTCCGTGCCGCGACACAATAAGAAAAAGTATCGCGGCCAAGGAAAGTAATGGATCGTCACACCCTTGAGAATTGGAAAAAGATAAAGGAGTTGATGGAGCAGCAGGGCCGCACTGATACGTTCTTTTACAGGCGAGCACTCGCAATTATCGCCGGTAAGAAAGATCCACTTCAGTAAACTGAACTGAGAGTTCACTGAGCTGCCGCCGTGAGAATCGAGATTGTGGCAGCCATGGTGGCAACCGGCTTTGGGCTAGGTGGCACGGCGTTATTTGCCCAAATAGAAGAAAGTCAAAGAGCAAAGGAAAGCATTGTCAGGCTTAGCACAGCAGCAGAAAACATAAATAAGCAGTTAGTCCACATGCGCGAAGAGATGAAAACCGACCGCAAAATGGTCATAGAAATGATGGTGGACCATAACGCACGCCTAAAGGTGCTTGAATCACGTCGATAAGTAGTATTAGACTGTTTGTAACCCGTTCCATAGCCAATGGATCCCGCAACAACTGCAATGATTGCAATCGGCCTTGCCGCTGCATCCGAAATCATTGCACTCTCTCCACTGCGCTCCAACAGCATCATCCAAGTAGTGCTCGAAATTTTGACCCGCGTTTTCCCAAAGCGATAAGCGGCATTCCTACAGACGGCAAATGGCTGGTTCGTTTTGGTGATAAACACTGGACCGATCACCTCAAAAAAGCCGCGCAGGACTTTAAGTTTCACGCAACCCTAAAACCTCGTCTCGGCAACGAGATTGACGATTGGCACGCCGCTCAACCTGGGGACAAACCACGCACCGTCGTTACGCACCACCCTAGTACGGACACGACTGGCTTAGGTCCACCAATCAGCATTCGCTACGACTGGTCCGATGAGCATGACTCCAATCCGCCTGCTTGACCTGTTCAAGTATTACAAAAAGCTTGGGCACCAGACGGCTGGCCTGATGGAGCTGGAGGCGCAAATCTTGCGTGCCTGCCCCACTTGCTTCGACCGCAATCAGCAGTGGTATCAGACGTGGTCAAACGCCGTCGCGCCAAAAGAGGGCAAGTGGCTCGTCAGCCGCGAACAGGTTGCTGAAATCTCAGGCTGGAAACCAAACCAGTTTGACGACAAGTTTATGAGCGATCTCAACAAACTTATATACGCCACCGGCATGACCAGCGTGCAGCAGCGCCGTCATTTGGTTTCGCAAACAGCGCACGAAACTGGTCGTTACCGCTGGATGAAAGAACTCGGCGACGACGACTACTTCACCCGCATGTACGACAACCGCCCAGACCTCGGCAACGGACCAGGCGACGGCAAAGTATTTTTCGGTGGCGGCTGCATCCAATTAACTGGCCGCTACAACTACCAACGCTTCAGTCACTGGCTGGAACGTAACGGCATGGCCGACGACAAAGTAATGCAACAAGGTGCAAATTATGTAGCAGAGCAGTATCCATTCCTTTCTGCAATCTGCTGGATCGAAGAGAACAACTGGGCAGAAGTGTGTGAGGGCACCGATGTCTATCGTGTAACTCGTGTATTAAACGGCGGATACAACGGCATCGAAGATCGCCTTGCTCTGTATAAACGAGCCTGCGAAAGTATTAAGCAATAGTTAAACCAGTTACACTCAAAACAGTCGGGACGTGAATCTTGCAGACCTTAAAAGGGCTACTGCATGGATCACCAAATTGACGGTACTGAGTTAGTACCAAGGAAGCAGGCAAAGATACGCTTCCGAGACAGGATACTTCAAGAGTGGAACTACTGTTGCGCTTACTGCGCCGAACCACTCGGCAAAAATGCCACCCTCGATCACGTCATTCCAAAATGGAAAGGCGGCCTAACCGAACAGAAGAATCTGGTTGGCTGCTGTTTCTCCTGCAATAGTCATAAGTCAGGCCACGACTGGAAAACGTGGTTCTTGGGTCAAGAGTTTTGGACGGAGGCACGCGAGGCTCGCATTGCTGAGTGGCTCGAACAGTGATGCAACGTTGCCCCGATGGAGTAGGCACGCAATTCACAAAAACTATCAACACACACCGCACCACTAGGGCTGCAGACTCGATACCAACCATCGGGCAACCGTTCTACCTGGAACGTTGAGTCATCCATGCCCAGACATTAGGGACTAAGACAACTCGTCAACAGGGACAATCTCGATTTGCTTACGGCTTTGTTTGTATGTGCCCCACCGTGGGATGCGGAGCGCATACTTAGCTGGATCAATACTGTGTTCCGGGTACTGGAGAGTGTTCCACTTCCACTCACAGTCGTCGCACATCCTGCTTCGAACAATACGGCCATCTGTGGTGTAGTAGGTGTTTTTAACCCAACTGACTTTGTTGCCGCACCTTGGGCAGGCAGGCGAAGGGTAGTTAACTCGTGGGGGCATCAGATTCGATCAACAGTGCGGAAGTACACCCGCAACTTGCGGACAGAGCCATGGAAAATGTTGCGAGTGCGCTCCCGCGAAATTCCCAGCTCTTTAGAAATTGCCTGGAACGTCATCGGCGGTTGCGTACCAAGGCCAAGGGAGCACTCAACCACATACCTCTCCCTGGGCTCCAGCTTGCAGAGAATGCTCTCCACTTTTTCAAGATCAATACCCCACGAGACTTCGTCAAATACATCTACGTCAGAAGAAACGCTATCGATAAGCATCACGTCGTCATCTGTACTTTTGACACGGGCGTCAAGGCTTATGGCGTCGTTAGATCTATCCAAGTATTCTTGCAACCGCGACGGACTGATCTTGCAGTATTCAGCGCACTCTTCGATGGTGGGTTTGCGGTGGTGCGTATTCTCAAAAATCGGAGTCCAGTTGCGCAGCTTAGTCAAAAGCTCAACCGCGTGGGACGGCAACCGGATAACGCGATCATAGGTTGCCAAGTAACGTGTAATACTTTGCCTAATCCACCAGTACACGTAAGTTGAAAGCGCATAACCACGCTCTGGATCAAACTTTTTAACGCCATGAGCGAGACCCATCGTGCCTTCCTGCACCAAATCAGAAAGCTCACTGCGCTTGCACTTATTTGTGTACCGCTTGGCAATGGAAACCACCAAGCGCAAATTACAGTTGACCAATTTCTGGTACGCTCGCTCCCCCCGCTTGATGATTCGCGGCGAGGGGTTTTCACCCTCGATCCAGTCTTTTACCTGACGCGCCAAGATGATTTCCTGGTCTTTGGTGAGCAGCGGATACCTACCGATGTCTCTTAAGTATGCGCTAAAAGTATCCATTTCAATTACTTACTTCGATCACTGAAGGTACTTGACCAATGCTTCCGCTAACTGCTTGAGCCACAGCCAACGCTTTTTCAAGCGTGACGTAAGAGCAGGCATCTTCAGCATTTTTCGTGAGCATAATCCCGCTGCCAGTTGCCTCGTAGCACGCAGCAAGAAACGTGTCGTTTTGAATCAAAAGAGCGTACCGCATGGGGCGTCCTGACCGCCCCTGAAAAATATCACAATAGACAGTGTCTGCAACTGTTTTCAGGAGTCTTTGATTTCTTTTTTGAGTCTCGCCCTGCCCTCAACACGGCGCTGGATCGACTCGTCCCACACCTTCTTATCCGCCTCAAAAGCCTCCTTGTACTCATCTGCCGGAACACAAAGCTCCAACTGCTTGTAGACCATGTCTCGAATCCAAGCGGTGGGACGTACTTTCTGCGACTCAGCCAACTGCATCAACAACTGAGCACGATTCGGATCCAGCAAAATCTGCAGGTACGTCTTATTGCCGTGCCGGATCGCCATCAACCTTACTCTTTAGTACAGCGCAGTCTAACAATGTGCTACCAGTTAATTGAATCATCCACATGCTTCCGCCACCCCTGCGCCTGAGACTTACGAGACTCACGCCGTTGCTTAGTGCAACCTTCTCGTATGTGCCTGGCACCTTCTAAAAATTCAGCCGCACGTTGTAGATCCGCTGTGGTGGCACGTTTGATTTCGTGCTGCAGATACCGCAGCATTATTTCCCTCCCCGTTAGTGGCCGCATAAGCCGCATCCATCACATCCCCAAGCGAAGTGTAGTAGCCCAGATTTTCTGAGCGCACCAAAGTCCAACCCTGGGGCGTGTGATGGATGCTGACCATGTCAGTGAATCTCCGACCAACGTTTACCGATAGACGGCTCAGCAAGCGGCGGAATATCGCCAAGCCACATTGCTTCCGCGTCCTCCATTATTCGTTTTAGCTTCGCAGCCCACTCCTCAGCCTTGTCTTCCTTGACGAGCAACAAAATCTCGTCATGAATACAGGCGGCAATCTTGGCCTGGACCTCACCAACTTTCACCAGCTCAGTCCACAAGTTGCCCAACGCGCATTTCAGGATGGCTGCACCAGCACCCTGGATCGGTGTATTGCACCTCACCGTCAGCCGATTCATTTCACCCGGCAAAAACCGCCGCATGTTCGACTTAGGAATACGAATGTTCGCCCACTGATTGCCTTCAGTCGCTTCAGCAAGACGGCCATTTTCCTGCTGCCAAGCGGCAATGCCGTGGTACGTACCAAGCCACTGCTTACGGATTTCAGCCGCCTCCTCAACCGGCATAGTGACACCAACGCCAGCTGCATAGTTCCGCAAACCCTTCGCACCACTGCCGTAAAGCAGGCCGAAGTTTGCTGACTTAGCAATCTGCCGACTGCAACCGATGGCTTCAGCTGTAACCGTGTGCAAATCTTCGCCGTCCTGGAACGCCTTGATCATGCGCTCGTCTTTCGCGACCGCAGCAGCCAATCGAAGTTCCATCTGACCAAAATCAGCATCCACAAGAAGCCAACCATCAGGAGCCTCCACACACTGACGGAAAGCTTCGTCTCTGGGAATTTGCTGGTTGTTGGGTTTGATGCAGGACATTCGGCCACTTTCGGCTCCGAGCTGCAAATAGCTGGCACGAACAAAACCATCGGGATCAAGTTTCTCAAAGATTGAATCCACCATTTGGCGGCGTTTCTCAGCTTTCTTCCAAGCCAAGTAAGTCTGAACAACGTGGTGATCAGCGGCATAAGCCTGGAGCGCAACACGACTGGCGCTTGGTTTGCCGGTTTTTGCGTCGATTGGTTGCTCGCCAAGCAAGGCGGTGAATTTCTCCAGAAGCTGTTTTGGCGAACTGATATTAAAACCCTTGTACTTTTTGGTTCCCAACCTAATGCTGCCTTCATCCTTGGGTCGTAAGTTAAATACCGCTGGGGAAGTTTCAATATCTTCAAGTTCCTTGAACCACTTGTCTCTGAGTACGTCATCATTACCCATCTCCGTGAGTTTCTCTTTGAGATAAGCCACTCGACCATCTGTTTCTCTGGGCAACTTGTGTTCCGCCGGAAGGGCTTCGTCAAGTTCGTAGAGAAAGTCCTTAGAAAGTGCAGCAATGTCATGCTCGTAATCCTTACGAAGTTGTTCAAGGCTGGAACGATTCCACGGCAAACCTGTGCGCCACATGTGGGCCATTGCCGGAAGAGCCTTGCATTCGAGCGAGTAAGCAGGATCTAAACCTGCGGCAGCAATCCTTCCAGGAAGGATTGCGTCAAGCTCCAGCAAAATCTCAACGTCTTTAGCAGCATATTCGAGCTGTTCTTGACTAAGGACTGGTGCGCCCCAATCAGACGCCTGCTGCTCTTTTGAGATGTCTTTGTCTAAATACCTCTTAGCCAAGTGGGCTAAACCGTGCTTCAGATTTGGGATGCCGTTGTTCAGCAGCTTGCTGGCAAGCATGGTGCAGTAAACGCGGCCATGCGGTTTGAAGCCGTTTTCCTGTAACCACGCCAAATCGAAAACGGCATTGTGCGCGATCCAGTGGCGATCACCGTTTTCAAATAAGTGATCCAGCTTGTGGTTTGCTGCTTCATCGCAATCGAATAGATCGATAACAACGATCGACTTAGTCGATTCAGCACCTAACTGAAGCAACCGAAGCTTCCCCACCTCTGGCTGCAGCTGGAGCGTTTCGGTATCGAACGCAATCGTGGTGGCATGAAAAATTTTGTCGAGATGCTCGACGCCGAAATAGGTTGTGTAGGTCATTCAGAAAAGGTGCTCTTCAGGAAATACGCCTTGCCATTTGGACTCATGAGTCCCGTCTGGTGCGTACCAGCCAGAGTCATCGAGATACCAGTTAGCGTTGGTGCGTGCAAAAAAGATCTTTTTCTCGGTTGAGAGGTCTTCAAGCGAGTTGTCAAAAGGAAAGGCAGTCATTGCAGCGGGTCATCAAAGGCAGGAGGGTTGTCTTCGAGGCGCTTGTACAACTCAGCCGCTTGCTCTGATTCCAAATGCTGGATCAGGCGGTTGAGATACCAACGAGCTTTTTTGGCGTCCTGGTGCGGACAAGCTTTAAACCAAACGCGAAGCAGATACTTCAACGTGTTCCCAAGCAACATACCGCTAATCGGGTCTGGTGCGTGGCGAATGACATCTTCTATTACATCAATCGCCTCAAACCGGCCCTGTGTGTAGTGGGCCGGTGAGTCGACTAGGTCATTTGTTGGTGAGGTGTTTGAGGGCATTTAAGAAGGAAAAATTATGGTCTCGTTCTAGGACGTAGCACTGGTTGACGACATACATGACGTCGTAGCACTCGCCCTCGCCGTACTCAGCTTCGGCTTCACGGCACCAAATACCTTTACAAACACCATCATCGTCAAAGACGCCAACGTAATCAACGTCTTCTTCCATAGCCTCACGGATAGTGTGAATGAACTCAGGCGTACCAGAAACCGTACGCGACCAGCGAGTCGGTGCGAAAAACGGGCAATCGTTTTTGTAGGTGGAAATAATCACGATGCTTTGAGCGCTTGTTTGTCGGACGGATCGACCCAGATGTAGTCGTCGCTTGTGCAGTGAACTTGGCGGTAGAAATGAGGTGAACCAGGCTGGCACTTACGAATCTGTGCAAGACCTTTTTGGGCAGTAACCGCCGTCGTATGACTGCTTACAACGTTCCAGCGGCCTTCACGCCAAGCTTGTACCTGAAACGGAAACTGGTCGTAGCGCTTTTTGCGGCCCATGTAGCTGTTGTCGATCATCAGTAGGTGTCTTCAATGGGTTGCCAGTCATCAACCTCTTGCGCGAGGTCAACAAAGTGTTGCTCAGTTTTAGGAAGTGGGGCGTCGTCACCGATGGGCATCGAGCCACGGCAAGTGGCACTGCCAAACTCCGGTGGGTCGTAGCGTGTTGCGGGTGACGTTTGGATGACGTCAGCGATGGTGGCGACGAAGCGAGCGAAGTAACCGCAGGGGCCTTCAACAAGCTCGTAACTCTGAAGCTCAATCAAGGTGTCAGTCATGCCTAGTTTGGCAGGGACTCATCAAATGTAGCACGTCAGAACGTGAGGTACGTGGAGATCACAGGAAATGTATCCGATTCGTATGAACTCATGATGGAAGTATCAATACCGCCGACAAGCGCTTTCTCCACATCAGCCTCAAGCCTGCAAAACTCTTCTGGATCGTCTCCGTAAAAATCTTCGCAGACAGCTTCCGGCAGTCCGTCAGGGTTGTATGCGGTATATCGAACCACCGCAAGGAAGCCTTCGACCTCAGAAACCTGATAGTAGGTGATGGTCGTAAGCTCCATTGGACGCCTCGGCCTGTTACCAGTGTGGCCGTTATTTATGGAACGAGACAAAATGTAGTAGTTATTGAGGTGGGACGATGGAGATGCACCGAAGCTTTGAGCTCCAACGATTCCGCCGCAAGATTGAAGGTTGCACAGATATAAGCGAGCTGCAGCAAATGTCTGTGAAATTGATGCAGCTTTACTTACACCAGCAAGACACCATCAATCAGATGGTCAAGAAAGGTTGGCTACCTAGCGAGGCACAGGAAGGGCGCTAGCGCCCTTGACGTTCTTCACGGCGCTCACGGTACAGACGCCCCACTTCATCGAAACATGCCTTGCGCGTTTCGTACGGAATGCTCTTGAAAAGCTGGTCTAGACGAAACATCAAAAATTCGTCCCGCTCATCGACGACATCCATGAACTTGTGGAAGTTCTGCAAGCCGTTGCCCATGGCGCTGACCAGGAATATCTGGAACGAAGGTGAGTCCAGCAAGTCTTTGAGTGAGAGCCTTGCTGCTGAATCCAGAACTTGGTCAGGAATTGTAATGTCGTAAGCCATTAAAGCTAAAAAATTGCATGAGCCAGATTGCTCTGGCCCATTTATGTTAACTCAAAAAGGAAGAAGTTTTTCGTCTACCAAATCTTTAAATGCACGCCAAGGTTGTAGGCCCTGCTGTTTGCAATAAACTTCCCAGCTATCTTTCAATGTCTTTGGTACGTTTGTGATAACTACTTTTGTTGTGGGTTCATCGTTATTAGAGATTTGTTTGCTAACAGGTGCAGCTGAAGCTTTTTGCTCAAAGGGTTTAGCCGGATTAGGGCAATAATTAGCCATGGCAGTTCCTTGATAAAAACTGGAAGGTTCGCACAGGTCAACCATAATTTTGTCGCCTTGACAAAAACTTTCAGGCGTGAAATAGGCAGGGCACGTTCCAGATTTAGAAATAATTGCTCTGGTTATATGAGCCGGTTTGTTGTCGCTTAGAAGGTTTACAAGACAAAGCGGCGAGGCATCATCTCTAATTTTCCAATCTTCAATTACAGCCTCTACATTTTTAAAAACTTTATATCCTTTTCGTTGCAAATTGTCTGACGGCCAATCAATGTCAGTTTGATTTGTAAAAGGCATAGAAACAAGAAGAAGAAGAAGAAGCCAGGGTTGAACCTGGCTTTGAAAGTAGCACTAGGAAACTTGGCTATCCCACATACCCCAGCTTTGGTCACGGATTGCTTTCAACTCGTCAATGGTGCGCTCTTCGCTTTCGCCCCTCGCGCGGGGATATTGCTCAGAGCGTCCCATTTGGGTACTTCCGTTGGTATCACTGGATTCTGCAATGGGACTCGCACCAGAATTTTCAGAAGGTGTCCCATTTACCTCTGGCGAGCGAATATCCGTCCCAGGTGTATGGGACACTTCCGCTTTTTCAGTAGCACTGTCCCATTCCACATTCGTTCCAGCGGAAGGGGTTTGCTCCAGTGGGACACTCTCTCGCAAGGCCCCGCACGCGAGAACTGCTTTGTAGTGGTGCGTTGGTTTACCCCCGGATTTATTTGAGACAGCATTAACAACCTCAATCAACCCACGCTTTTCCAAGCGGTGGAGCGATTTGCGGATACCGGCGACGTTGCCACCAACCACAGGATCAGCATTGAGATCACTCCGGGTAGCCGTTCGAGGGTGAATCACCCGCAATCGTTGAAGCACCCGGTCGGTGATGCTGCTTGGAGCGGTGTTGCTCGCGTCGATTTCCGGGGTGAAGTCGCTGATCGAGAAGCTGAGGTCAGCCTCCATCTGCATCATCAGAGAGGTGCCAGAGCGCCCAGAGCGGCTTTTCTCGATTGTGATGATTCGGGAGTGCATTGGAGCGTTTCCCTTCTCCACCTGCTCTTTCGAGGGCTTCTTAAGCGCCCAGGTCTCATCCACAGCGTCACGGATGGCTGAGGTGCCCCTGAAGCCGCCCTGCTTGTTGGCGTGGTGAACGATGAGGATCGTGGTGGCCGGGAACAGTACGCCGTTGTTCCGGGTAAGCCAGTACAGCGGCGTGGCGAAGTCGCTCTTGTTCTCGTCAAAGGCACGTCCACCGCTACAGCCGATGAGCGAGTCAATGACCACCAGCTTCGGCTTGATGTCGTGCATCAACTTCACGAATTGCGCGTACCGCTGGAGCGCCCAGTCGGTCTGAATGAACGTTTCGCTGTCTGCCGGGTAGTCAACCTCCTGAAGCTGCTCTTTGAGCTGCACAAGCGGCTGATCGCCATTCAGCAGCAACACCGGACCCTTTTCAACTGGAACGGGCTTACCCCTGACGATGAAGGGAGAACCAGTCGCAATGTGTTTGGCAATCGTCCAAGCCGACATGGACTTGCCATCGCCACCAGCGCCATAAATCAGGACCACTGACGGGTGCGGCAACACATCAGGAATCAAGTAGTTGCGTTCCTGATCGCTATCCATCAAATCCTGCGCCCCCATTAAGCCTTTTGCACCCTCAAATTGAATCTGGTCAACGATGAGTTTTTCAAGCGCGGCTTGGTCGCGATATCCAGCCTGAAGCGCAAGAGCATTAAGGCTGTAGTTCATCTCAGCTGGGTTATCCAGCTCCAGGTATTTCATAGCCCTTTCCATCACTTCAGAAAAAGGAAGAAGCGCTTGCCTAAAAGAGACAGGCATCTGGCTGATTTCTTCAATCACCTGCTTCGCAGCAGGGTCATTCACAAAGCGATTTCTATCTGGGTCGTAGTGATCAGCCAGCTGAATCAAGCTGCCTAAACCCAAACCACCGCCTGACTTAAACCCTGACCCCCAGCGATCAGCGCATGGATCGTTCTTTTGCCAGTCTTCGGCGTACTCATCGTCACGCTGCGACCACTCACGCCACAGTTCAAGCCCTTCATCACCAGGCAGCTCAG